AGGTACAGGACCTAAGATACTCGATATTTTCCGCGACGCGTGATCAATTACACACGCCACGGGGACACTCGGAAAAGCAAATCCGAGATCCCTCGAGTCCTTAAATCTTGCATTCGTCTCTTTACATTGAGCTTCGCTTTGGATGAACTTAGTATAGGCCACGGACTCCTTACTGAAACCAAGGTCAAGCGGTTCAAGCTTCTGGAAAAAACCAAGAGCTTGTCGCGCATTAACCAGGTCAAGTGGGAGATCGTCAGGCCTATAGTCCAGTTCATATGAAACCAATGCAAGATAATCCTGCCGGTCCAACATCTGAAGAATATCAGATGAGAATCGACCAGATGACCTTGCATGATGCCTGGCCAGGTCCGTTAAGATAGCAAGGCTATCGTTAAGGGAACACTCCTGAAGCCAGTTAGATGAGACATTATGTTTCATCATAAACCTCACTAGAAGGTTAAGAGACGTGAAGCCGATTAATTCGGCAACACCATGTTGATCAAATGCTGCGTCAGAGGCAGAGTGGAATTCTTCCACGCGTCCCCTGCTGCAGTATTCGCAAGGATACCAGTTGCCGTAGTGGCACTGGCGCCCTGCAAAAGACCAACATGCAGCTTCACAGCGTTGGCACGATCGGCAATAGTACTCCGCCGATCAGCAAACAGCGTAGTGATGCAGGTCATTGTGTAGGCAACTTTCGGCGGGGCAACATACCCAGCCGAAGTGCCGCTGGCACCAAGGGTTTCCATAACAGGGACCTCGGTCTCTACGACAATACGATAGGATCCGTTTTTCAACTTCTCCTGCACTGCCGTAACACGGATTTGACCTTCGATAGGCACTCCGGCAGCATTACCACGCCAGAGGGGTATCGGAGTATCCGTGATAGGGACAAGTGTCGCCTCAACAGGCGTCGTAGCGTCATCTTTGACGAGAAGATTCGTCATTGCAGCCATAAGGGCCATCCTTTTACATCAATAAGTTCAACCTAACAGGATTGTTAGGCTGTAGTCACTGCGACGTGCTTAATTAAGCACGGAATTTCTGGTGTGCCAGGGAAACGGCATTCCAAAATCGTTTCCCGCCAAAGTTAATGGCATCGCGAAAATGAGGTTGAGGCATCGGAACGGCTAAACCGCCGGTACCAACGGTGCGACTAAAGCTACCATTCGTCCAGTTGCCCGAGCCGGTTCCATCTTTGTACCGATTATAGGTACGCAGATGGCCAGGCGGGCCACAGACGATTGTATTGCTACGGTCACACCCTTGGAACGATGACTTAGTCTCATCTTTTGCGCTGATACACCAGTCTCCTGAGACATAAGGAAACACAGAGAGAGCATCCAAATAGCTACCAATTGGCAAAAACCAGTCAATTACGAAGCTATAAGGAAGTACTTCCCACGCAATGCCCAAAGGGTCATAAAGACCTAAAGAGCGAGGCATAGAAAGAGTCTCTGTGAGTCTATAACTAATCGTTCTTTTCATAACACGGTGTGCGGTGATTACCGAAGGGTAAGCACCAACATTCCCACTATTACGAATTGAATGGCTAGCTTTTAGATTCCAGCTACGAGGCTGATCAGAATCAGCAGTAGCGAGTTTCCACGCTTCATAGACGTCAGACAAAGTCGGTAACCATCCGTAGGACATGGCAAGCCATGCACCACTGATGTCACCAGCTTTGAGTTTACCGCCTATGGCTTTACGGCCACGTTGTCCGGCAGAAACGCCAAGGCAACGTAGAGCTTGGCCGATATTGCCGCGTCTCAGGTTGGAGAAGCCGCAACCGATAGCTTTAAGACTACCGAGCGTCTGCTCAAGTGCTTGATTTCCGGTTGCGAGGAAGTTACCGAGGTCCAAAGAATGACCACGGATCTTCTCCGCTAACTTTCCAAGAAGCACCAACTGGTCATTATTGCTCCATGCAAGAGTCACCCCGCTGCTGACAACTGGATAGTTGTCAGTATAGCCAGGTTCATTTTGCACATTGCAATTGAAGGCCCACGAGTATTTGGAACGGAAAAACTTATTCCAACCGCACGTGTAAGCATTACGCTTAAGCCTACCATCCAGGTATTTCCCATCGGAACCATTCCATGACTTAGTGTCATAGTATGATCCGGAGGAAGAACCCTGAGTTTTGGTACCAGTTGTCATTTCACCTCCACCCGGAGGTCGCAGTGCCTGTTCAAGACAT